AGACCCCCCCCCTTCCGCTACAACAATGATAGCTATCTGGTAAGAGCACATGCACAATATATACTGCTAACAGGATGCTATGCAATAGATAATATATATAGTCTATCTATCCCCTCTTGGTAGTAGGTATATAGTTAATTATTTGAAAAATTTGAAGGGGGTAATTATAGAGAACGAACTTTTGATCAAGGCTCCATTCCTGCTCCCCGCGATTTTAAACTGCAATGCCTGCGTCCTGCGGTCTTGGCAGCAAGGGTGAATCCAAAGTATTAGTTCTTTGCTATACTTATTGTAGCGGGGGCGCCCTCGGACGGGGGGGGGGGGGTGATCCCTATGATACACAACACGTAACACTTAGTGAACATTCCATAAACAACACGATCGTACCCGCGGCTTTGCCGCGCGGCCCACATGGCACGAGAATCTGAGGCTGTAAATATAACCTAGTAACACGTTATGTAACTAAAGATACATTGCTAACAGCTAAAAAACACTTGCATCCGTAGCCTCATTGTGCTATACTATTCAATGTTGCAGGAATTATAGCTAATAGTTGTTTTTCTATTTAGGGGCCTTACAGCTTTTAATCAACTCGCAACAACATTTTTAACTAACTATTGGAGTTTATACCATGGCAATGATTACTTTCTACGGCTTATTAGATAGCCGAATCTGGACAGTTGCAAAGCCAACAGTTGCAAGACTAGTTGGCAGATTTTCAACAGCAGGTGTAGAGGAACGCTACGTGGTTATCGGTACAGCGTATGGACACATCCATACAGCTAATGGTGATATTAGAACATGGCGTAGTTACAGCGGCGCACGCAAAGCTGCACGTAACTATAAGCCTGGAGTATAATCATCATGGCAACATCACCAAGAGTACTTGCACTTATAGAAAAAGCTAGAGCAGCACATGCTGCGCAGCTTGAACGCAAAGCTGCAGCGGCAGCAGACGCAGCTAAGCCGCTCGGCCGCTTCGCGCAATCTAATCAATCTAATCAATCTAATCAATCTAATCAATCTGAACAAGCTAATCAACATAGCCAACCAGCGCAGCCGGCGCCAGAAACTAATCTGATTACAGATATCATAGTAAGGCAAGCAAATATGCCATCGAATGATGGGATTGTATTAAATGCAGCGCAGGCGGAAGCCGTGGAGCGTGGACTGCGCGGTCAGAGTTTTGCCCTAATTGGAGCGGCGGGAACTGGTAAGACAACTACTACGCAGGAACTAATTAAACTTATTCAGCGTGCAAGTCACATGGCGCCCCTGCGCGATAGTACAAAGCACCTAAACAAGGATGCACCTGGGCTTGTTATTTGTGGCTATACGAACAAGGCAGTCAACAATATCCGTAAGAAACTGCCTGCAGGACTGCAAGCACACTGTATGACAATACATAAATTGCTTGAGTATGCACCTACGTATTTTACAGTATTTGATGATGAAGGCAATGAACGCAACACAATGCGCTTTGAACCATCTAGAAACGGTGCAAATCCACTGCCGCATATTTCAACTGTTATTTTTGAGGAAAGTTCCATGATAGGAACTGATCTATTTGGCCAAGTATTGGATGCACTGCCGCGCCCAAATGCAACGCAATTCATCTTTTTAGGTGATATCTTTCAATTGCCACCGGTATTTGGGCCAAGCATTCTAGGATTTAAAATGAGTGAGTTGCCAGTAGTTGAGTTAACCCATGTATATAGGCAAGCTCTGCTATCACCAATTATCAGTTTAGCTACAGCAATCAGAACTGATAGCTTTAACAAGTGGATACTTGAGCAGACAGATGCCAGCGCTTGCGCATCGGCCCCCATAGATTCTAGTTCTAACTGCTCCCCCGTAAACAATGTAAACAATGCAACAGTGAACAGCGCAGCCGCAGCCGCAGCCGCACTAACTAGCAAGATAACCGTAGATGCAGCGGAGCATGGCAAGGTAACTATTCACCCGTGGAAAAAGCGCATAGCTGCACCGGCCGCACTGAAAACAATCGTTACCATGGTTACGGGTCTAATAGAGGCTAACAGCTATAACCCAGAAGAAGACCAAATATTATGTCCGTTCAACAAAGCATTTGGCACGATAGAATTGAACAAAGGGATTGCCGAGTTTCTAACTAAGAAGCGTGGCGGCATTACACATGAAGTCATTGCACGGTTCACACGGTCATATTGGGCAGTTGATGACCGCGTGCTAGTTGACAGGCACGATGGTATTATAACCAAGATAGAAACCACGGTAGGCTACGCTGGAAAACCAACCCGGCTTGCATCAACTACCCTAGATAGAAGCGGATATGACCCTGTCCTAGATGGAGACAGGAAAGCGCAGCGCAGCGCTGAAGATATCTTGAATGAACTAGACGCTATTGCAGAGCAGGATAAGGATGAAGCTAAAAATCTGGCATCCCACACAATCACCGTGTGGATACCTGATCTAGGTGAAGAACGTAGATTGTCTACCGCAGGTGAAATAAATAACTTACTTCTAAGCTATGCGTTAACAGTGCATAAGAGTCAAGGTAGTGAGTGGCGCAGAGTATTTCTATTCCTACATCATAGCCATCAAACTATGTGCAGTCGTGAACTACTTTATACTGCAATAACTAGAGCTAAAGAAGAACTCTATATAGTTTGCGAGGGCGACATTGCACCATATAAAAACCAGCTTCTAACTGGCTCAAATAGAGCAGTCATTCCAGGCACTACATTGAAAGGAAAGATAGCCTACTTTGCAGATAAGAGTGCAAGCATGAAGAAGTTAGATTGTGGAGAGTGATTAGATTTTATTAACAGCCAAAGGAACTTTATATTATGTCAAACGTAACTAACAGCGGCGAAGCCAATGTAACAATAACAAATCAAAGCGCCAGCCAGCGCGAAGCGCGTACATCAACAACAAAGGTAATTTGCTGCCAACGTAGCGGCGTACCGCTGATTGAAGTAACTAGCCTGTGCAGCAATGGCTGGGCGCTTTTATCGCAGCCCTTGATGGGAACATTTGTGCATCCAATCTACGGACAGGCGCTCGGGAAACTGTGCAGGAAACTAGAACTGCAACTAATTGATGCTGATCATGCAGAATGGGACATGCCTGCTACCCAAATTAGAGAGATCTCATTAACTATCAGTGCTCTTATGTATTCTCTAGATGCAATGTGGTTACCCAGTGAAGATGCCTTGATTACAGGTAGAAACATAGAACCTTCTCTGCCAGATGTAAAGACAACAGTAGGCTGTGCAGGCCGAGTGCTTGATCTGGCTGCGTGGTATTTTGCAGAGACAACACGTAGGCTTACATTTCCATTGTGGAAACCAAGTAAGAACGCAGGCAATTTAAATTGGCACGGGTTCTCCGCATGGCTGGATGCTTGTAATGAAATACGAGATGAATGGGCAACTAACAAGCGCAAGGCAGAAAACAAAGCATTGATACGATCTACAGAAGATGTAATGAAACTAGTGAGCCAAGCGCAAGTATATAAGCGCATTGACACTAAGAAAGTATGGCACTGGATTGAATTACAAGCTAGTGATTACGGCACCAAGTACCCAGCCGGGCGGCGGGAAACTCTGCGGAATCTGTTTATGAACGGTGAGTTACAGCCAGAATTGTGGATAGCAGATGATGTAGATGATCTTATGGAGATGGTAGTAGATACTTGTGACCTAGGTAATGACATTACAAGTTACATTCGCAACCGCGCCAGTGATATCAGAGCTGCTATCAATAACTTCTACGCAGACTTCACTCTGATAGGTGGGCGTAAACTACGCGACGGGACTGGAGTTACAGGAACAGGATTTGAGTTAACAGAGGCAGAACAGGAAGCTGAAACTAACTTGTTCGGTGAATATGAAACTAAGTTGCTGGGCCTGACTGAATTGCCACCTAAGCCAGTGGCAACAGATTATCCAAACAGAGTAGCAGCACTAAAGGCAGTAGCAGAATGGAATATTCTAAGCAAGTTGTTTGCCACGCACAAAGCCAAAGTAGCGCCAGCATCTAATGCAGATGAACTTTAATAAGGAATTAAGATGAACACGCATACACTTTACCAAGCTTTAAACGTGCCTGACCGTAGCAAGACACAGCTGGCTTACGCAGCTAACTACTTTCCATATAAAGAACTGCCTGAGGCTGCCGAGCGCTTGATTGCATGGCAACATAACAAGATGCTGTACAAGGGGCAAATACTAACCATGTTAAATGAGGAAATGACTGAGCTACAGTATGCACCAAGCAATAAAGAAGTGCAGCAATGGGCTATTCATTGGAGATACAATGCCATACCCACACAAATAGAATGGGAGCGTAAGACTGCTAATTATATAATTAGCTGTGAGTTCCGTGTTATCCTAAGCGGTGCAAAGATTGTAATCTTATCTTTTTAACGGAGCTATTATGAGCATGTTAACTAATTCAATCCGCCCTGCAGAACACAGCGCGCTAGCAACACAATGCGAAGCTACACAGGCAATGCACGAAGAATTTAAATTACGTGGTATATGTGCTAGATGCAATACTAAAACCTACAGCATAACTTATAGTGGGCATCCTATATTTAAGATGGTGTGCCCTGGCTGCAAAGCCGTGTTAGCAGCACAGCGCCAGCAGCGTAAAGTGTTCAGTAAAAAATAACTTGCTATTTAAGTCAAAAACCCCTTGACAATTGCCTCAAGGTATGAGAGACTGTAGTTTCACTGGCGCCAATACAGTCCAACATTGGCAAACAACTTTTTCAACAACCCGGCCACGCAACAAGCAAGTGCCAAACCTAGGAGTATTTATATGAGTTATACAACTAAGACATTCACGTTTCACTTTAAAAAGAGGACTGTTAAAGATGAAACAGGGGCAGTTATTGGTGAGATTGCCAAGAAGCCGTCTATCGTAGTTGACCTGCCTGTGCTATCTGCTGAAGGCATTGCGACTATCTTGCTCAATGGGCCAAGTAAAGAAACTGAAGTTATCCTGGATGCCGTGAACTTCATGTTCTATCAGGCTGCCCGCCAGCAGTTTGATGATGTTATTGAGAGTCTGCCAAATGCGGATGACGAAGTCAAGGCTTCTGATCTGAACTTTGACCGCTTGCAACTTAGCTATCTTGCTAACCTGCCCCCGGCTACTCGCGGTGGTTCTTCTATCAGTGAAGAGGAATGGGCTTTCTTCTACAAAGACTATTTGGCTGTTATGATTGCAGCTACTGGTAAAGAAGAACGTCGTATCAACAACCACATCGAGCACTTCAAGAAGCCTAATCGCTGCCGAGCTAATCAGGCAGTGCTTGAGGTCTTGATTGACCAACTGTCTATTTACATTAGCAAGTCTTCTAACATTGAAGACACAGCACCAGCTGCCGAGCGTTTGCTTGGTAAGTTCCAAAGCTGGGTTGCACAGCTTGCCGTGGCAAATGACCCGGACGCTCTGTAACCCTGGAGTTAATTAACTCTAGCAACAAGGAAGCTGCCTCACGAGGGCGGCTTTTTTTAGCACTTCAATTAGCTATCTATAACTAGGCAGTTAATTAAAATGTTTAAAATGTTTATACAAATTAAAACGCAATGTCACTTAACCCCATTTACAACAGACTATACGGCGGTGAAACTGTGCAAGTAACCACTGAGCGCTCTGGTTACGAGACTCTACGCACAGGATTAGTACGTAAGTATCAAGCATCTGCAAGGCTAATGGCAAGCGTAGGTGACACATCCATGCAAGACAGCTACATGCAAGCAAGTTATGAAGCTGCTACCAGTACCGCTACATTTAAAATTGCACCGGTAACTGCTAAGAAGCGAAAGCCTGTTAGCTACACACTACTATAAACAGTCCATAAACCAGGAACAAGACAGCAATGGCGCGGCTAGTTGATTACAAAGAAGTTTGGAACACGGTAAAACGTGAGGGAAGCGCGTCGATTGTAGTTTCTAAGTTAGCTGCCAAGAAGATAACACTAGGTATACTTCAGGCAAAAGCAAAAGAGAATGTAGCTAGACGTAATGCTGGCCTAATGTACTGGAGTAAGTTCGTAATCACTAGGCATGATCTTAATGATAACATGGTGCGTATAGATTTCTCGTTACTGTACGAGAGTAGACTATAAACACACAACTGATATGAACACCTCTGCATTTGTAAAATCGCTTAAGTTCTGGGGTAGTTTATCTGCCGAGTTCCACGCTTGCAAGGTGCCAGTATTCCCGGCCACAGCTTATAACTTTTTAATTGCATACCCTGCTATCGAGATTCCGGCTGGGCGCCTTGGCCCACATGAGCCGGGCAGAGACATTCTGTTAGCAATAATTGCACAAGTATTGGCTAAGTGGGAGCGTCCATTTGACAGCTTTCATTTGCAACAATTGCGTTGGGCACTCAGCAATGTATCCAAGGCAGATCAAGAAGCTATTTTAAATCAACTTAATAACGAAAGGAACTATCCTATGAAACCAGCCCAAACAAATCTATCTTTTGATGTAGTAGCTAAACTTACAATGAGTTTGGCTTCACTTGAGCAGGCGCTTCTGGCTAAAGACCCGATGATGCCAAGACACCTGAGAGAATCTCACCAGCTCTTGACTTCTTATCCAGAGACAGTTCACTTGCTAGATGATGACGAGATAGCACGCTTAATTAGTGCTGCGCAAATACATACTGGTATTGAGATTGTCAAGGCAGCAGCATCGAAAGGAGGCAGTAGGAAAAAGATTAGTGTAGATGATTTGTGATTTGACCTTTGTTTAACTTAACTTTTGATTGGAGAATTTATCATGGCTTTTAACCCGAAACAAAACAGTACAAACTACACACTTATTATTGACAAGGTGGCCAATGGCTATTTGCTACAACTCCTAGATATTGATGGCTATGTTGTCGTCCACGCAGTTGCAGACGATTCCATAATCCGTGGTTATTCTACGCACGCTCTGGGCGCAGTTGTTGAGTCTATGTGGGAGTACGCAGAAACTCTAGGCAATATAACCAAAGCCGCAGAGAGCGAGGAATAATCATGGTGTCAGCTACATCTGTGCTTGATGACTTTCTCGCCACAGCGCCTGGTATAAACACTAGTACCAAGGTGTTGAAGGATAACTACAGCCAGCTAGTTGCACATGGCAACTTGTCTAGTTATTCAATGCAGTCTGTTCTTCATGCGTGTCCACGTAAGTATCAGATTAAAAAGTTACAAGCTGCTACTGGAGCGAGTGATCGTATTCAATCAGTGACTTTTAGTTTTGGTCACGCAGTTGGTGCAGGTGTAGCAGAGTATGATGCTGCCATTGGCCGCGGTGAATCCGCGGAGCAGGCGCAGGGCGCGGCTATTTGGGCCGCGTTCCTGGCGTGGGACATTGACCTGCTAGAGATTGAAACCAAAGGCGCTTACGCAGATGGCAGTGGCAAGCCTACGGGTAAGAGTTTCGCAGGTGCTATCTGGGCAATTGAAAAGTACGCAGTATTCGTAGACGAGGAAACTAATCTACGTGACTACGAGACTGTCAAAATAGAAGCCAACATTGCAATTGATTTTGAAGATGGGCACTGGTATACAGGTCACATTGATGAACTTTTGCAGCACAAAGAAACTGGAACTTACCTTGTAAAGGAGAACAAGACAACAGGTTTGCGCTCTGTGCATCCAGCATTATATAGCAACAGTGACCAAGCTCTGAGCTATGCAGTTGTTATTGATATGCTGGGCGGTAATGAGTTTGAAGTTCTGTACACAATCTATAGCAGTTCTATGCAAGAGTGGATACAGCATAGGTTTGTAAAGAGTGCAGTCAAGAAGGCTAGCTGGCTGCAAGATCAACTACTTATGCACCAGCAGTTAGATAGCTACGCTGAACTGGACTTCTTTCCAATGCGTGGTGCTAGTTGCTTTGACTTCATGCGCGTCTGTGAATACTATGGCAAGTGTGAACTTGATCCAAGCGGCGTGTTCGGTGTTAAGTTTGCAGCCCTCGAACCAGTTACTAGCCGAGAACAGATAGATGCCATCGAGAAACTGGATTATTTCACAACACTGAGCGACATTGTGGCCCGGCAACAGGCCAAAGTAATGACAGAACTTAACTAGAAAGAAGTAACTACTATGAACTTAAATGACCTTAACCAATCAACCCGCACCAAAGTAATGGTGTATGGCCCACCTAAATCAGGCAAGACTGCACTAGTTGGAAAGCTAGCAGCAGATGGCTACACGCTACACTTCTTTGATCTGGAGAGCGGCATTAAAACTCTACTTAATCCTGCTATCCTGGCGCCGGAGTTTCGTAAGAACATCAACGTGATTACAATCCCGGATCATTCCATGTATCCAATCGCCATTGATACTTTGCGCGATGTATTTCGCGGCGGTGCCAAGAAGATTTGCCAGGCGCACGGCAAGATCAATTGCCCTATCTGTGCTAAAGAAGGCAAGCCAGTTACAGAGATTGACTTGTCCAAGTTAGGTGACAAGGATATCGTGGTAATAGATAGCCTCAGTCAACTTAGCAAGTCTGCTATGAACCGGGCAACTTTGAAAGAGCGCATGAAGCCAGATGGCGAAAGCTATAAGCCTACGTATGGTGACTATGCGCAGCAGGGAAACTTGCTAGAGAATATCTTGTCACTTATTCAAGTTATTGATCTTAACGTAATAGTTATTTCACATGAGCTGGAGAGTGAAAGTCTTGAAGGTAGAGAGAAGATTGTACCTGTAGCCGGGACACGGAACCAGAGTCTGACAGTGGCAAAGTATTTCGATGCAGTAATCTATTGCACTGTTCTTAACAAGCAGCATCGCGCATTCGGTTCAAGTACGTACAGTCCAACTATCGTAACTGGCTCAAGGCTTCCTATTGATATTGACAACGGCAAAGAAGGTAGCACTACGCTCTTGCCACTCTTTAAACGTGCGTAGACAGCCTGGTCAAATAAAGAAAGGGGCTTGACAATGGAAACAAAACCTGATACAGTAGCTAACACGCTTACAGAAAGAGGAACCCGGTACGGTAAATTCTCTAGTCATGCTAGCATATCTCAGGCAATTAAAGATACCATTCGTTGCACTGATGGCTGGCTTGATCTTAACAGTTCGCAATCAGAAGCGCTGGAAATGATTGCTCACAAGATTGCACGCATACTTAATGGTGATCCCAACTACGCAGATTCCTGGCATGACATTGCAGGCTATGCTAGTCTTATTGATAACCAGCTTAACGGAAAGGAACTTTAATTACTTGATATTGATACTACTTACTTGACCCACACAAATTTGTTTTTTAATTTTTAAGGATATATTATGGCTACCAATTTTGATGACTTGATGGATATGCAAATGGACGAGATTGAGGACTTGCCTCCAATGGGAGTTCCCCCAACTGGTCATTACAATCTGCTAGTTACTGCCACGCGGGAAGAGCGTGATGGCGGCAACGAGTATATTAAGTTCGCTTACACAATCGAAAGCGTTAACGAAGTTAAGAACGTAGCAGAGGAAAGTCAAGCTGCTGTGGGCATGAAGTTCACAGAGTTCTTCTCGCCGCTTAAGAAGGACGGCACTGTCAACGAGTTTGGCATGAAGTTCCTTAAGCAAACTATGGCTCCGTTTGCTGCTCACTTCGGCGGCTCCAGCTTCTCAGCAGTATTGGAAAGCATTAACAAGGTTAGCATTGCTGCTAGCTTAGTTCGTGTTGTGGATAAAAAGGAGGCTGATAGGTTCAATTTCCGCTTATCTGATGTAATCATTCTCTGACGTATTGGTTTCCAGAGTACTAACTGAAGCGCCTGCATCGTAGAGTAATCTGCTTTGCGGGCGTTTTGTTTAGGTAGTTTAGTTTTAATAACTTTAGGAGCATATCATGGCAGATCAAATAGATACAAGAATTTCAGGCA